AAGACTTTGATAGTAGAGTAGATGTACTTCCAGTATCTGACCCAAATGCAGCAACAATGGCTCAAAGAATTATGCAATATCAAGCTGCAATGCAATTAGCACAACAAGCACCGCAGTTATATGACTTAGCACAGCTACATAGACAAATGCTTGAAGTATTAGGTATTAAAGATGTAGATACTATTGTACCTCCACAAGAAGATGTACCAGCAGTTGACCCAGTTACAGCAGTACAAAATATTATTACTGGTAAGCCAGTACAAGCATATGAGTTCCAAGACCATGAAGCTCATATACAAACACTTACTTCTGCACAGCAAGACCCAAGCATACAAGCAAAAGTACAACAGAGTCCAAATGCTCAAGTTATACAAAGTGCTGGTTCAGATTATATTATGCAACATCTTGCATTACAGTTTAGGGACCAAGTTGAAAGAGAAATGGGTATAGAGTTACCTCCAGTAGGAGAACCTCTACCAGCAGATGTAGAGAAGCGTATATCTACATTAGTTGCTGAAGCAGCTAAACGAGTAGCTTCTACAAATGCTGCACAAGCAGAGCAAGCTAGAATACAAGAACAAGCACAAGACCCAATCATACTAGCTAAACAAAAAGAACTAGAGATTAAAGAAACTCAAGTTAGAAACAAACAACAAATAGATGAATCTAAAATAATGATTGATGCTGCTAGACTAAAAACTAATAAAGAATTAGAAGAAGCTAGAATAAAAGCTCAACAAGAAGCAACTGGTCTTAATGTAGGACAGCGTATTGCTAGCGATTTGCTAAGCAAAGAAGCAGATAAAGAAAAACAATCTACACAAGATTACAAATTAGGTCTTGACATTGCTAAAGATTTAGTCAAAGATATCAATCTGAATGAATAATGATATCAATGAGCAATCACTTTCTACTTTTTTAGTTAAAAGATTAAGACAGCAGATGAATGAATGTTCTGACCATATCTCTACAGGAAGTTGTAAAGACTTTCCTGAATATAAAAGAATGACAGGAGTCATAGAGGGATTAGCCCTCGCAGAGCGTGAAGTTCTTGATTGGAAAGAACAACACATACAAAAATAGGAACTCGACACCTTAAAGTCGTGCAAAATATATGACTGAAAAAAAAGTAAATATACCAAAACCAGACAGTGTTAAAAAACCAGAGGTTAGTGACGAAGTTAAAAGTCAATTACCTCAACCTAAAGGTTGGAAGATACTAGTTGCAATGCCACAAGCTCAAGAAAAGACAGATGGCGGAATCATTAAAGCTACACAAACAGTGGTCGATGAAGAAACCTCAAACATTTGTGGATTTGTTCTTAAACTAGGAACAGAAGCTTATGGTGATGAAAAAAGGTTCCCAACAGGACCTTGGTGCAAAGAAGGAGATTGGGTAATATTTAGAGCTTATTCAGGCACTCGCATGAAAATGTATGGTAAAGAGTTTCGTTTAATTAACGATGATACTGTAGAAGCAGTAGTCGATGACCCAACAGGAGTAGTTAGAGCATGAATGAGAGTATTGAACAAGTAATTGATACAAACGCAGAACCAGTTTCAAATCAATCTTCAGAAGATAAATTCTTTGGTGTAGCAAGTGAAATAAATACATCACCTGTAAGTGAAGTAGAAGTAGAAATTGTTGATGAAAGACCTCCAGAAGATATAAGACCAGCAAAAGTAGAAACAAATGAAGCACCTGTTGATGATGATACAGTTGATAAAGAAATTTCAGACTACAGTAAAAGAGCTGGCGATAGAATAAGCAAAATTAAATATGAATACCATGAAGAGCGTAGAGCTAAAGAACAGGCTCTAAGAGAGTCTCAGGAAGCTACAAAGGTATTAAAGAATTTAATGTCAGAGAATGAAAGATTACAAAGTGTAGTTACCCAAGGTGGAGATGTTTTAAACCAACAAGCACTTAATAATGCTCAATGGGCAAAATATAACGCACAACAAAAATTTAAAAAAGCATATGAAGAAGGCGATGCTGATATAATGGCTGCATCACAAGCTGAATTAGCACAAGCAACTTTAGCTGAACAACAAGCTGGCACTTATGCACAACAGATGCAACAACAAATAGCATCACAATATGTAGAGCCAGCACAAGAACAACCTCAGATTCAAAAACAATCTGACCCAGATATGGATAATTGGTCAAACAAAAATCCTTGGTTTATGAGTACAGTACCAGAACACCAAGAAATGACCTCTTATGCTTTAACTATTGATAAGAGACTTCGTAATCAAGGTATATTACCTGAAAAAGATTCTCAACAATATTATGCAGAAGTAGATAAGTATATGCATAATGAATATCCAAATTTTTTCGGTGTCCAAAATGTAGCTTCTAGTGAAACAGAAGTAGTTGAAGATACCCCAAAACGACAGGTAATGAATCCTGTTGCACCCGCCACGAGGAATAGCGGTAAACCACCTCGCAAAATTCATCTGACTCAGAGTCAAGTCGCCCTCGCAAAGCGTCTTAATATAACTCCAGAGCAGTATGCAAACCAACTATTAAAGGAGTCTTAATATGTCTGATAAAGATAATAAAGAACTTAATACTGCTAGCGAAGAGCAAGCACAAGAGCGTACCCCTAGGGAAATAGAAAGCCGAGAGGCTAGCCAGCGTATACAAAGCTGGGAAAACCCATCAAACTTACCTAATCCGACACCTCAAAAAGGATGGATATTTAGGTATATTAGAACAAGCCTTTTAGGTCAATCTGATAATCCTAATGTGTCTAGAAAATTTAGAGAAGGATGGCAACCCTGTAGATTAGAGGACCATCCAGAACTACAAATTCATATGATGGACCATAATTCAGAGTGGTCAGTTAAAGGTAATGTTGAAATTGGTGGGCAACTGTTATGTAAGATGCCAGAAGAAAAAGCGAAAGCTAGAGACGAATACTTTAATAATTTAGCAGAGTCTCAACTGGAATCGGTAGATAACACATATTTTAAAGACCAAGATTCTAGAATGGCTACCAAACAAGTTTTTGAAAGAAAATCACGAACAACATTTGGTAAAGATTCATAGTTTCTTATTTTATAATTTTTAAATAAGGAGACAATTATGTCATCAAGTGCAACTCCTCACGGAGCAAGACCTGTTGGAACAGTTGTTGGAAGCCCTTATCAAGGAAAAGTTACTCATTACAAAATCAAAAATGCGTATGCTACAAGCATATTCTATGGCGACATTGTAAAATGGGGTGACGACAACCCAAATACTACTGTCCAAAAAGACACTGGTACTACGGCTTTAACACCTATTGGTGTTTTCCTTGGTTGTGCTTACACTGACCCTTCTACAGGGCAATTCACACCAAATCAATATTTCCCAGCATCAACTGCTGCGGATGATATTGTTGCGTATGTTGCTACTGACCCTTTCGTATTAATGCAAATGCAATCAGACGAAACTCTTACTCAAGACGACCTTGGTAAGAACTGTGCTATTGTTCAAACTGCAGGAAGTACAGCAATAGGTACAAGTAAAAACGCAGTCGATGGGAGTACAGCAGCTACTACCAACACACTACCATTAAAAGTCGTTGACTTTATTGATGGACCAGATAGTGAAGTTGGAGATAGTTATACTGATGTACTAGTAATGTTTAATGTTGGACACCAGTTGTTAAATACAACAGGTATAGGTTAAGGAGTAAATTATGGCAGCTATTTCAAGAGCTAACGAGTTAAAACAACTCTTACCTGGTCTTAACGCATTATTCGGCGAAGAATATAATCGTTATGAAAACGAGCACGAAGAAATCTATGTAACTGAAAATTCTGAAAGAAGTTTTGAAGAAGAATTGAAGTTATCTGGTTTTGGAGCAGCTCCAGTCAAAGATGAAGGTTCAGCTATCAATTATGATACTGCACAAGAATCTTTTGTCGCTAGATATACGCATGAAACTATTGGTTTAGGATTCAGCATTACAGAAGAAGCAATGGAGGATAACCTCTATGTGTCTGTATCTGCTAGATATACTAAAGCATTGGCTCGTGCAATGTCATATACAAAGCAAGTTAAAGCAGCTTATCCATTAAACAATGGATTCTCAACTGCCTTTTCTTCAGGTGATGGGGTTGCTTTATTTAGCACCGCTCACCCACTTGTAAGTGGTGGCACAAATAGTAATAGACCATCAACAGGAGCTGACTTAAATGAAACATCTTTAGAAGATGCTATCATTCAAATCGGTAAATGGACTGATGAGAGAGGTCTAAAAATTGCAGCAAAAGCTAGGAAGCTTATTATTCCTTCTGACTTGCAGTTTGTAGCAACTAGATTGTTACAAAGTGACTACAGAGTAGGAACTGCTGACAATGACATAAATGCAGTGAAAACTAATGGAGTGATTCCAGAAGGTTATTCAGTTAATCATTATTTAACTGATACTAATGCTTTCTTTATCACTACTGATGTTCCAGATGGAATGAAGCATTTTGTTAGAGCTCCTATGACTACTACTATGGATGGAGACTTCGATACTGGTAATGTTAGATATAAAGCGAGAGAAAGATATTCTTTCGGTGTATCTGACCCACTAGGTATCTTTGGTTCACCAGGTAGTTCGTAAGAACTTTAAGGGGAGCATACGCTCCCCTTTTTTTTATGGTATATTATAAATCTAGGTATTTTATTAATTTGTCTATCAACTGACCTAGCAGACACTTGCCGAGATGATAGATTATTTCTTTTAGGAGAAAATTATGGCTAACACAACTTTTAATGGACCAGTCAGGTCTGAAAATGGATTTGAAACTATTTCAAAAAATGCTTCAACTGGTGCAATAACAATCACTAGTGGCAATAAAATGTCTGTAGAAGCTGTTGGTAGTGCTGGTATAGAAGGCACAGCAGCAGTTTATGTAACTCAAGTAGAGCGTTTTAAAAGCGATACAGATACAAATGTAAACATTGTTAAAACAACACTTATGATTGATTTAACAGGTTTAAGAGATGGTGGCACAGCAGGTGACATCATTGGTAAAGATGGCGATGGAGTTGCTTACATAGGTCAAGTAACAACAGCTAACCAAGGAACAGTTTTCGGAGTCACAATGACTTGTGTTGAAACTCCTGCAGGCGGTGGTACAGATATAGATTTATATTCTGCTACTGAAGGCACAGGTGTTAATGACACAGCTATTGGTGATTTAACAGAAACACAAATTATAAATGCAGGTGCAGCTTCAGCAGGTACTATGGTAGCAGGTGGAGACATTGCAGCAGACCAATACTTATATCTTGTAGGTCAAGGTACAGGTCATGCAGCTTATACAGCAGGTCGTTTCTTAATTGAAATAACTGGCTACGATATCGCATCATAAGGAGTAAACTATGGCAGACGCAGTAACATCACAAACTATTATTGATGGTGAAAAAAATTGTGTTATGAAGTTTACTAATGTCAGCGATGGCACAGGAGAATCCGCAGTAGCCAAGGTAGATGTATCTGCTTTGGCTTCTAATGCAATAGGCGTAGCTTGTTCAGAAGTTAGAGTAATGCGTATTAGTCATGCTATTGTTGGTATGTCTGTTCAATTATTTTTAAATGCTTCTTCTAATGTTTTATTAGTAGAACTTGCTGAAAGTAGTAATGGACATATGGATTTTAAAGATTTTGGTGGACTTCCAAATAATGCAGGTAGTGGTAAAAATGGAGATATTCTATTTACTACTAAAGGACACTCTTCAGGAGATACTTACTCTATTACTTTAGAGATGACAAAAGTATATTCTGATTAATAGGAATTAATTATGGCTAATAAAAATTATGTAATATCAGAGACTGGTGAATTTCCAGCACAATACAAAGTTTTACATCTAAATGAAGATGGAATCTACAGACCTATATTTGGTCCAGACCCAGACTTAGAAGATGCAGAACGTAAATGTGCTGAGATGAATGGTGAAAGAGCAAGAAATGACAAAGGTCAGCTTGTTGCTGATGACCCATCTACTCCAGATGTTAATGAAGCTTATGTTGGTGGTAAGAAACCAGCTAAGAAAAAAACAACAAAAAAAACTACAGCTAAGAAAAAAACTGTAACTAAAAAATAAAGGTACTTATTATGAAAATGAAACCCAAAGGTGGAATGTCTGGTGGCAGACAACCAAAAATGACTGAAACTGGAGCACAATCTAATAAAGAGTATGTTAAAAGAACTTTTAGTATGGGTATGAATACTAAAATGACTAATGATATGCCTATGGAAAATAGAGGATATGCTGCAGGTAAAAAAGTTATGATGAGAGCCAAAGGCGGTTATGCAGGTGGTAAAATGACTACTAAAGGCAAAGCTAGAGGCGGAAAAGTTTAGATAAATACTTATGCCTATAAGAAAACAGGCTAAAATGCCTGCTAGAAATAAGAAGAACTTTCGTTCTACTAAATCTGGTGCTGGCATGACTAAAGCTGGGGTTAAAGCTTATAGAAGATTAAACCCTGGCTCTAAGCTAAAAACAGCAGTTACAGGTAAAGTTAAGAAAGGCAGTAAAGCTGCTAAACGTAGAAAATCTTATTGTGCAAGGTCTTTAGGTCAATTAAAAAGAAGTTCAGCTAAAACCAGAAACGACCCTAATTCAAGAATTAGACAGGCTCGTAGAAGGTGGAAGTGTTAATTAGGAATAAACAATGGCAACAAGTGGAACAACAGCATTTACATTAGACTTAGCCGATATCATGGAAGAAGCCTATGATTTATGCGGTAGCGAGTTGCGTTCTGGTTATGACTACAAAGGAGCTAAAAGAGCTCTTAATTTAATATTTCTAGAATGGCAGAATAA